CTAGTGAGACATCTGTAACTGTTTGGGAGCAAAAGAACGGCAGCGATATAGCTTACTCGGGGCATATGTTCGATGTAAAAGGTAACGATGACTACGTTATACACTGGGGGTTCACCGTGTCACTTGCGGCAAACGATTATATAGAAGTATATTGGGCTACAGGAGATACTCAGTTAAACCTACATACCGAGGTAGCTACATCCCCACACCCCGGTATACCATCCGCGTCTATCGACGTATCATTCGTGAGTAACGCATAATGACAACAGTTATAGATAGTGAACAAGAGTTCTTGGCGGTGCCTGTAATAATGAACGCGTCTATAATGGAGAACGCGGGGGACGAGAGAACTGTATCTGCAGAGACCTTACAGCTTTCTAAGGCTATGCAAGACCCAAAATTAACTATAGATCAGTTTGGAAATACATTATTTCTTTTATTCGACGCAAAGAAAGACGCAAAGCCTAAAACGTCATATTTGCGTATATACAATATAGACACCCCTGAAAATTTGGTGGCTAACGCCGTTGAGTTTTTTATGGCTGCAAGCAAACGAGGACTAACGTACATAGCTTACGCCCCGACGTTACCAAACTACCTCGGCGTGCCCTACGAAGAGTTTTTGTCTGCCTTGTTTGATGGCCCGCTAAAAGACAAAGGATTTAAACGTATGTTGGCTACAAACAATGGAGCGTTGGAAGGATACCTCATTGCTATGCCAAAAACGGAGAGGGTAAACTAGATGGCGTGGTGGGACAAAGATTGGCTTGACTGGAGCGGTGTAGATCCTTCGGGAAAAGATTTACTAGATTGGAGCGGGATTGACCCTACTACAACAGAAAATCAGGTTGACCTAACTAACATTGATATTAACCCTTTCGATGCGGGCGATTATCTTGAGGTAGATCTTGTAGAGTCTGCGGAAATAATAGCTGACGCTATAGCTGAAGACCCTATTGGCACTATAGGTACTATTGCGCTCACGATGGCAGGGGTGCCACCTCACGTTATTGCTATGGTGCAGGGCGCTAACACTGCTGCCCGTGGGGGGTCGTTAGAGGATGTTATTCTATCTGCGGTAACCACTTATGCAGGAACTCAGATAGGCGATATAGTTGATACTAAACTAACAGAGCCATTGAAACAGGCGTTATCAAGTCAAGCGGGGGGTACTTTAGCACCGTTAAACGAAGCATTAGCCAACGCTATTGGCGCAGGCACCACAGGGGTATCACGGGTTCTCATACATAACCCCAATGCGAGTATTGAAGATTTAGCCAGATCATTTACTGCGTCTGCACTCAGTGGAGCTACGCTACAATCAGGTGAGGTAGAGACGTACCTCAATACTACTCTTGGCAAGATTGACGATGTTCTTGGGCTTGAAGGGTCTTCTTTTGCCAATCTGACTGATTCTGTGCAGGCTAGCATTTCTGCGGGTATAGCAACTGCTGTGTCAGGCGGAGACATAACGTCTAGCATGCTGGAAGGACTGGTCAAAGGGTATGCGGGTATCGGCCAAGACGTTACCGATGCGCTAGCTGAAACCACAGGCATGTCAGACGCCATGGCTACGCTGTGGACCCAAGCTATGGGCAACAGTCTTTCCGCTGCAATAAAAGGCGGGGCCGAACCCACAGACGCTTTCTTCCAAACATTTAGAGATAACGCTGACAAAGGGTTCAAAGAGTGGGTAAATTCCCCAGATGGCCTTGCAATAAATGATAAATTAGACAGTTTGTTTGGCGACAAAGAAGATACTTTAAGCGCTGCGAGTGCACTTCAAACTGCTGAAACCAATCTGGCAAACGCTACCAACAAGGTAAATGATTTAAGTACAGACGCTACGCAATTTAACGCTTTGGCGTCCACTTACAATGCAGACATGACGCAGGAAAATCTGGATGCGTTTACGGCTAAAGTTGAAGAATTTAAAACAAAATACGGTGTTGACACGATAGACAGCGCTTTCTTTACGGATCAGCTATCTAGCGCCTCCGCTGCTCGTAACAACTTGGTAGAACCCTATACTACCGCAGCAGGAAACTATGAAGATGCACTGGGTACTATCTTATCTAAGGCAGATGATTGGGGCACTGATTATCTACCCGCGTTCAGCGAAGCAGATAAAGTCGCCGCGTTTACCATACGTCCACAGTTCGACGAGGCCGCGTATAAAGAAGTATTGGGGCTTGACGATGATGTGAACGCCTACGAGCACTATTTGAACAACCAGCAGATTGCAGATAGCACAATAGCCGCAAATATAGCAGGCGAATATCAAGATGTTATATTAAAGTTGCAAAACGGTGAAATTGATGAGTTACCAGAGTGGGTAGGCTCTACAAAAGACATTGTACCCAACGCTTACGGCGCACCAGAAGGTTTGGCTCCACTTGATGGCGGTCTACCACCAGACATAGATTTTACCGTGCCGCAAAGACCTCCTTCCCTAGCTAGTGGGCGTGGAGGTGACCCAAGAGATTACGGACTAACTCCAGAAGAGTACGGAGAATATTTAACCGAAGCAGGGTCGAGTGTGCTAACGACTTTTAAGGACGCATACCGCAATGCTACATCTGGACTTGGAGAAGCGTTCGGATTTACTGCAGGCGGTGCTGGCACTCTCTTAAACCAGACAACAGAAAATATTATAGATGCGTTTGGTGTAGATCGGTCTGAAGCTGAAAGGTTATCGTATGAAAGTCTAGCTATACAATATGACCCTGATCTGACCGATGATGAGAAAGTAGAAAAAATAGCAAATAATGTAGCTTTAGCGACGGCAGCAAACGCGAAAGCAGAAGCTGAGCAGGGCGCGAATATAACGTTTTTTACTAACTTTACTGATCCGCTAAAAGACACACTTTTAGGCTGGAGTGAATCTGAGGCAAAGAAAATATCTCCCGCGATGAAGATCCGCCAGTACAATGCGCTCCCTCACCCAGATACTACATGGGAACAAATACTATCAGGACAGGCAAAAGATCGTTTGGGTAGACCCTACGGGTTTGGTGACCCAGTGGCTACAGCGATGTCAGGCGCACAGGAGCTACCCGACTTATTAGTTGACGTAGCGTTGTTGGCGCTTACCAAAAACCCTGCCGTTTTAGGTGGTGTTGTAGCTAGTACAAGTATGCTTGAAGCAGGTGAAGCCGCGGCAGATGAAATTAAAGCTGGTTTACAAGCGGGTTACGATTCCGGTGCGTTACAACAATCCCCTGAGTTTCTTGACCTTGTGCGGTTATATGACGGTGATATGGACGCCGCTTTTGAAAAGCTAGTTGATAATAGTATGGGCTACGCTGCAGCTTCTGGAGTCGTAGGGGGTCTTGGGGATCTTGTTTTAGCAAAGATAGCTGGGGCTAGTGGGGCTTCTACCCTGCTGAACAATGTACCCACAGTATTAAAACCCATAGTAAAGACAGGCGCTGGCGGGTTATCTGAAGGAATTAATGAAGCTGTTGAACAAGTACCCGTAAACATGGCTATTATAAACGCAAACTTTCTAAGTGATGACGAGGTATCAATTCTTGATGGCACACCTGTTGCGTTTTTAGTGGGTACTTCTAGCGGGGCCACTGCGACCACCGCTGCAGATTTTTTTCAAGCCTCTCTGTCCACCATAAAAAACACTGTAAAGTCAGTAGCAGATGGCACGTACACAGCACCTGACGGATCTACATTCGCCCCAGATCAGCCTAACAGTGATGCAACAGACTCTGCCGCTGACCAAGCACTAACCTCAATAGTTAAGTATGAATTGTACACAGGAGCGCTAAACAACCTTGCTTCTTGGGGCGCAGTTCCAAGTAACCCTGCGGATAGCAATTCTACTGAATTTGTAAGTACGCTAAGTGGTCTGGGCTTTGACACAGATACGATTACAGATCTTGGCAATGTTGCGTATAGTAACGATTTCGTAACCAAAGACGAAATATCTAACGAAATAAAACTTATAAACCCTGCGTTCAACCCGTCTGAAGAGTTATCAGCGCAGGCGTATGAACAGTTTGGGGGTAACAAATCTCAAGCAGAATTAGACACACTACTAGGTAATTTTATTGATCCGTACTATTTTGACCGAGACGAAGTAAAGAAAGCAGCGGAAGCCGCGGGCGTCGTGTTAACTGATGAGCAAGCGGACGAGTATGTAGGGCAAGTTGAAAACGAGGATGATGCGGCAAATGAAACGGTGGAAGCGTTGAACTCTCTAGTTACAAATGCAGTACTGACCAACACGGTCAACGCTGCAGTCGGCACGCCCTCGGGTGTGGATGAAAACGGCAACGTCATACCTGCTACGGGGCTGCATAAAACGATTGAAGATGCTACAGGTGGTACATTAACGGGGGACGATGTAACAAAAGCTGTTCAAGACCTTGTGGGTACCCCTGCGGATGAGGATGCGGGAACTGAAGCGACCGGACTATACAAAGCACTGACCGACACCGATTTGGATGTTGAGGCGATCAACGATATACTAGGTAATCCCGGCGAGACGGTGGGTGACTTTACCACAGCGCCTACAGGGTTATTTAAGACGCTTTCAGAACTGAACAATCTAAGTGAGGACGACGTTGCTGATGCGGTGGAAGCCGCCCTAAACGATGCAGGACTTAGCACAAAAGCACAACAAGATGTAGCTAACATTGTAGGTGAAGCGTTAGGCTCCCCCGCAAGTGTAGATGAGAATGGAGATGCGACTGACCCCACAGGCATATACAAAGAGCTAGCCGATTTAGAGGCAGCGGGGTTGTCCACCAATGCAAAGGCGGATGTAGAAAAACTAATTGGTGATGTTATTGGTTCCGCTGAAGAAGGCACAGGCGTGCTCGGTGCCATAGATAACCTAAACGACCTTAGTGACTCGGACGTTACCGATATTGTAAAAGAGATAGTCGGCTCGACGGAAGATAATACAGGGCTGTTTGGCGCTCTTGCGGGCCTCAACAATCTAAGTGACCAAGACGTAAAAACCGCATTAGAAGACTACGTAGGAACCCCTGCAGGTGTAGATGCAAATAACAACCCCGTTGACCCGACAGGGCTATACGCAGACTTAGGAAATCTGTCTACTGACATTGGGAACGTAGCGGATGTGCTAGGTAATCCTGCAGAGTTAGACGTGGATGGTAATGTAGTTACCGAACCTACAGGGGTGTTTGCTAACTTTGCAGCTATAGATACTCGTCTTGACACTATAGACACGGTTACCACCAACCTTACAAACGCCATTGGTGCAGCGGCTCAACTCGGCGTCGACAGCACGGGGTTGTACGCGTATATAGACAGTGCTGTACAAACACTCAAAGACGCGGGGCTTACACAAGAACAGGTTGCAACGACTGTTACAGGGATCGTGGGTAGTCCTGCTACAGATGATACTGCAGCTACGGGCATATACGCAGAATTAGGTAATCTTGGGCTAGACCTCGATTCGATTGCTAACACGTTGGGTACTCCCGCTACGGACGACGCCGCGAGTACGGGGCTTTACGGGTATATAGACACCGCTACAGGTAAAATAACAGAAGATGTATCGGCTCTTGCAGGCACAGTCGGTAAACCCGCGGTACTAGACGAAGAAGGTAATGTAGTCGAAGAGGCTACAGGGGTGTTTGCAGATCTAGCTACGCTGGAGGCTTCTGGATTAACTAGAGACGAAGCAATCCTGCAACTTGCCACCAACCTTGGCCTGCAAACTACCACACTTACTACCGCCATATCTGATGCGGAGGGGCGTATACGGGCAGACATCGGTAAGCCTGCCGTACTGGATGAAGAAGGTAATATAGTAGACCCTTCGACAGGCGTGTTTGCGGGTATAGATACCGCAGAAAGCCGCATAGTGGAGCTTGTAGAGCAGTACGAAGCTGACGGTATCCTACGAGATGAAGCTCTTGATACTGCTATAGGCAATGTTGCCACTGATCTCGGTGTGACCAAAGAGGCGCTTCTTGGCGAGATAGGCACAACTAAAACAGATCTTCTTAATGCGCTAGGCGAGACCGAGACCGCCATTACTGGGCAGGTGGCTGAGCTTGGCCTTGATGTAGACGATATTGCCCGCACAGTCGGTAAACCTGCACGGGACGTAACGCAGGAAGATATAGATCTTGTAACAGGCGCAGTTGAAGAAGAGACTCAGCTAAATGCCGCACAAGTAGCCCAGTTTGATGTAGATGGCGACGGTGTAATCACCTTTGCAGATCGTGATGCCCTGATCGGGTATATGTCTGACACAGACCCAACACAACTTGCGGCTACGGGTATATACAGTGAGCTAGATACACAGACTGATGCCTTTACACAGCTTATGAACACGCTCTCTACAGACATAACCACGCAAATGACCACCGCACAGGCCGACCGAGACCTAAAGCAGCGGCAGAGCAACATCTCTGATTTTACACAGCTTCTCGCGGGTGCGGATGATTTGCAAGGGCAACGTACTACGGTCACTACACCTGACCCTATCGGGGACATTAACCCTTATAGTTTTGAATCTATCTTCAGAGATGCGGGGCAAGCTGGTAGGTATACTTCTCCGTATGGGGGCACGCAAGCTACCGCCGCTCAAGAAGCATTGGACGCCGCTCCTCCGACTCAACGCGGGAATATGGGTATGTTGGCGGCTAGACTAAGGGGTGGGTTTGCGCAGGGTGGACAAGTAGAGGACGAAAATGATATGCTGTTAAGAGTTCTTGGAGAAATACGATGAGTTGGTTTACCGATACGATAAAAAGCGTAACTGGTGGCGCTGTAGATTTACCGGACATTGATTTTCTTAGTCAAGATGGCGACCCTGCTACACGTATGGCGGGTCTCCTCGGCGGGAGTGCCTTGTTAAAAGCTACAGGTTTGGCCGATAGCCAGTCAAAAAAGGTAGGCTATCAAGGCAAAATACCTGATTACGCTGTAGAACGTCAGATGGTCCCTCAGTCCTACGACCCCAATAGACGCGCAGGTAGTAGCGGACAGCGTTATTTTACTGACACTCAGTACGTTTCACCGGGAGGTGAAGAGGCGGCAAAGCTCGCAGCAACGGAGCAAGCAGAAGGTCTGGCTGCACTAAATTTAGCCAACCCCGCACGCCAAGAACGCAAACGCCCTGCTGTGGGTATACCGATGCCTGTAGAAGAAATGGCTGCAGGGGGTATTGCCACACTGAAAAAAGGTAAGTATCTTGACGGCAAGACCGATGGTATGGCCGATGAAGTGCCCGCCACTATTGAAGGTACACAAGAAGCCCGTCTTAGCGATGGGGAGTTTGTGATCCCTGCAGACGTTGTAAGCCACCTCGGCAACGGCAACTCTGACGCAGGCGCGAAAGTTTTAGAAGGCATGATGGCTCGGGTACGCAAAGCGCGTACTGGAAACGATAAACAGGGTAAAGAAATAGACCCTAAAAAGTTCATACCCGCGTGAGGTAACCCATGGCAGAAGAAAACATTTCAACTTACGTTGACCCGATGGCGGGCGCAGAAACGGGTAGAGAGTCGTCCCTATCTACTTGGGCAGGTGACTACGTTACCGATATGCTCGGCAAGGGTGCAGCGCTAGGTAGTCAAGATTATCAAGGGTATGGCGGTCCACTTACAGCAGGTACATCTGAACTGCAGGATGTGTCGTTCGGCGCGTTCGAAGGTATGGACATCCCTACAGACGAAATGGGGGTATTTACCCCACAAACGTTTACCGCGGATACTGCACAACAATACATGAACCCGTACCTTATGGCAGGGCTGCAGCCACAGCTAGATGAGGTTCGCCGCCAAGCAGGCATTACGGCTGCACAGAATGCTAATAAGTTTGCAGGGGCGTACGGTGGGTCGGCTCAGGCATTGTTCGATGCGGAAGCCGCTCGTAACATGGCTCAAAACTTATCTAGCATAACAGGTCAAGGTTACTCAGACGCGTTTGACAAAGCTATGGGCCAGTTCAATACCGAGCAAGGGCGCGAGATGGAGGCTCAGACCGCGGCCAATCAGTACACTCGCAACCTCATTGGTGACATAGCCGCAGCGGGTGCAGAGCAGCGTGCCATTGAATCTGAAGGTATCACCGCAGATAGATTGCAGTTTGAGGAAGAACGTGACTTCCCATACAAGCAAGTACAGTACATGCAATCACTCCTGCAGGGGTTGCCGATTGGGGCGCAGTCTTACAGCTACGCTGAACCTAGTATGTTGTCAGAGATCCTTGGTGGGGCTGGCGGACTACAAGCGCTGTACAACCTTATGTACGGTAAAGAAGATAAGAAAGATGGGGCATAAATATGGGTTTGGCACCTCGCGGCGGCATAGCGCAACTTCCTCAATCTCGTGGTCCTAATCCACAAGGCGGCATGCCAAACCCTCAAGCTCAGGGTATACCCACTCCCATGCAAGGGGGGCAGAAAAAGCCGCTAGTCGAAGTGCTAGCTATGCAAAAGTTAGAGCGGGAAAAACAAGCCGCTATGCGTGATATGCAGGCTAAGATGGATACTGACCCCCGTAGTATTGCTGAGCAGCTTGAAGCAAGCGTCATGTCCATGACGCAGGACGAGGTAAAAGGTAACGTCAAAGGCGTTATGGATAAGAAGAATACGGACGCGCAAAAGAATGTGCAGCGTGCATCCAAAGGTCTGCCACCTGCACGTCCCGCAGGTCTCGGCGCACTCGCAGGAGGCGTACGCCCACAACCAAGGCCACAACCTACACAGGGGCTTGCCGCTGCTAGAATGGCTCAAGGCCCAACGAAGATGGCAGGGGGCGGCATTGTTGCGTTTCAAGAAGGCAAGCTAGTCAAACTTACCCCCACACAGAAGGCTGCAGCACGACAGAAGTTCGGTGCTCGGGCTGATCGGTTTATCACGACTTTAGAGAGTATGCCTCAAGAGGCGAATACAGCTAAAAGAATGCTACAAGAGTTAGGTCCGGTTACAGAACCACAGCCACAGAGCGATACTGGTCCTTTTGGATTAAATCCTGCTATGACTAAAGGAGAGGCCGCACTTCAGTTCCCATTAAAAGTGGCAGAAGGTTTGGGCGGCGCTGCCGATTCCTTGCTTTCTTTACCTACAGAGTTAGGTCAGAAAACCGTAAAAGCAGTTGGCTCTGCTAAAGATTCTTTTCAAGATTACATTGCAAGCCCATCTCAGTTTGCAATAGAGCAAGGCAGAACACCTAATTTAGGCTTTGAGTCAGGTACTACTCCACAGGAAAAACAACTACAGGGGTTACCCTCGTTATCACAAAGACCTACATCCGCATTGCCCTTAGATACGAAGCCTACAATACTACCTACCGAAGATGATAACCAAAGACCTTCTGAGGGCACCGCACAAATACCTTCGGATATAGCCGTTGGCACTACTAAAGTAAAAGCGGGGATCTCTAATCTCGCAATGCCTGACACGGACGTTCTAGCTGGAGGTATTGGTTCAGGAGCTATAAAGCCGAAGCTAGACGAGGTAGTCAATGCAAACACTGTGGATATTACTTCAGCAGACGGAGATGTTAGCAAAGTAAGTGGTGGCAGGTCTAAAGGTACAGGTACAGGTGGCCTTGGCTCTCTGGAAAGCTACACTGCAGAAGCACGGAAACTGCTTGGTGCAGACAAATACCAAGAGAAGTACGCAGAGCTAACTCAACGTTTGAAAGATTTGGACGATAAAAACTACAGCCCCGAAGAAATGGAGCGAGACCGCTGGGCCGCGTTTTTTGAGGGCGCTGCAGGTAAAACAAGCCTTGGTGCTCTAGGCGCAGGAGTATCTTCTTCTGTACGTGCGGAACGCAATCGCCAGAAAAGAGCTACAAGACAACAGCTTATAGACCAGATCAACCTCGACAAAGAGGCACTAGCGTTGGATTCTAGCCTACAGCAGGCGGCTATAAACGTTGGGTTTAGTTTACTGGCCGAGGATCGTGCAACACAAGCTGCCGCCACTGCCGCAGCAAACCGTGTAGAAGATCAACAGCTACAAGCCATACTGAAACAAGCAGAGATGGACCAAAAAGCTGCGGAACGGGCAGACACAGCAGAATATAGAGCGGCTACAATCGCAGTTCAGGAGGCCAATGCGGCAACGTCCGCCGCGCAAGAAGCTCGTTTAAGCGATAATCAAACGTTTAACCAAGCGAAAACTAATATAGATATACTCGCAGGGCAGCAGACAGCGGCCTTGGAGGCGGCAAACAACCTTATCTCTCTGCGCGATGCAGAGATAGAAAAGAAAGAGGACGAGCTACGTAACCCGTTGCTTACTGAGTTGGAAGAACTGATAAAATCTAAGGCAACTGTTGAAGACCCAGAGCAGATAGCTGGATTTGACCAACGTATAAATGCAACCAAGGCTGCGTTAGCAGACCCCAGCCTGTTTGACCAAGCTCAGCTTGCAGGCTCAGCGTTTATGGAAAATTACAAAGTTACCATAGACGGTGAGGTGATGGACGGTAATTCCGCTATCGTCTACTATTCTGAGAAGAGCGCAGATTTAGGTGAACAAGTTAAGTCTCGCACTGCCGCTCTTGGAGGAGGTGCGGGTGATCCGTTAGGTGGTGCGGGCATTGCGAGTTCTAAAGTAGTGAGCAAATAAATGGCTATACATTCGGTTACGCTAACTAACGGGACAGAGTTCTACGTAGAAGCTGCCCCTGAAGCTACCCAAAATGAGTTACTGCAACTCTTGCGGCAGGGTAAGGGTATGGAATTATCCAGCAAACTACCCAAAAAAGAAGCGAAGCCCCCCGTAGAAGAACCCACAGAAACCGAACCTGCATCTCCTGCACGGCAGGAACAACAGCGTATATATGAACAGATGTTAGCCGAGGCGCAAGCTCCGGTGCCTGTACCCGAGGAAGAACCGAGCACGTTTGAGAACCTACGTAAAGGGTTTGGTACGGGGTTTATAAGTACAGGTGAGTCAGCGGCGCTGGGTTTAGCCACTCTACTTGAAGAAGAAAAAGAGCTACGTGCACGAGATTCCATCAAGGCCACTGCCGATGCGTTAAAACCCAAGGGTGGTGGACAAGACGACATCTCATATAAAATCGGCCAGACCTTTGGTTCTATTGCTGGGTTCGCTGCGCCGTTAGTCGGTATTGCCACCCTACCCGTGTCTGCCCCTACAGTGACTGCTGCAGGTATTGGTGCTGGTGCAGCATTGGGTATAGGCGCACAGGCAGGCGAAGCGAGCGAACGCGCTCGTGCAGCGGGGGCTACTGAAGAAGAACGTAACCGCGCTATCCGTCAAGCTGCTCCATTCGGTGCGTTAGAAGCTCTGCCTATCGCTCGCTTTGCCCGTCCTTATCTTGGCAAACTCATTGGGGATGTTGGGGAAGAGGCAGTAACTGGCTTAAAAAACCGCATGAAGAGCGCAGCGGGAGCAGGCGGTGTAGAAGCCGCACAAGAAGTTGCAACCGAATTTGTTCAAAACCTAGCCGAGCGTGGGTACAACCCAGACCGCGAACTGTTTGCAGGGTTAGCCGAACCCGCCGCATACGGTGGTGGCGCAGGTGCTACTATCCAGCTTCTTATGGATGCCTTCGTAGGACGTAGAGGACCACGTGGTCCCAGTGCGGACCCAACTCAAGAAGATACAGGGACACCTACACCGGAAGTACAAGAGGCTACTCCCACTCCACCACGTCAAGGTCCAATCCCACAAAGACAAGGCCCGCTCCCTGCGCTGATAGGTCCAGTGCCACCACGTCAAGGTCCAATCCCACAAAAACAAGGCCCGCTCCCTGCGCTGATAGGTCCAGTACCTCAACGTCAGGGGCCGCTCCCTGAACGCCAAGGCCCAATTCCACAAAGACAAGGCCCGCTCCCTGAGCGTATAGGGCCGATCCCACAGCGCCAAGGCCCACAACTACCTGAACGTCAGGGGCCACCGTTACCCGTACAAGGTCCACCTGAAATGCAAGGGCCACGTATGCCTGCGCGTCAAGGCCCGCCTGAGATGCAGGGTCCGCCCCTACCTCGCCAAGGACCGCCTGAGATGCAGGGTCCGCCTTCTCCCGCAAAGGAGAGGCTAACAAAACTGTTCGGTGCCCCTGCAAATAAAATGGGTCCAGCCCGTGAAGGTACACCTGCAGCTAGTAAAGTGACAAAGGAAGTCCTACGAGATCTTAAAATTGGGCCTAGAACTAAGTTATACAAAGACCTGCTCAACAAAGATGCGGGAGACCCAGAAGTTGTTACCCTGTTGCAGGAACGGCTAGGTAAAATTAAAAACCCCGAAAACCGTAAGAAGGCGGCAATACTGACCGATGTGTTCTTAGCCCGTGCGCGTAAAGGACCAATAGCTGCGGGTATACCGCCCGTTGTAGGAAAAGAACCTGAAGCAGAAGTTGCCTCCGAAACTAGCCCCGAGTATCAAAGCAGTGTGGCACAAGATAAACTAGATGCTGCATTTGCTCAGCGCATGGCAGTTGACCCCGAGCTTGCTTATCTTAAAGAAGAGGCTGGCGCAGACACGCAGGGGGGTGATGTACGAACGATCCGTGGTAAGCGCTACAACAAAGATACTAAACAAGAAGAAGTTGTAGATGTAGCCTTGGGCGCGGATGTAGACCGTACTACGCCCGTCGACAGAGAGGCAGTCGCACAGCTACTGGATCGCAAGCTATCAAAAGGCGGCAAGAAAGACACTGATGCCCGTGCCGCGCAAGCGTTCTTCAAACGGTATCGTCGCCCATCTGATGCACTCGAAACTATCGGCGCAGCCATTGCATCAAAAAATAAACAAAAGCCCAGCCGTGTAGTAAACTTTAAAACGCTTGAAGGGAAAGTCGAGCAAGAGCCTGCCTATGCGTCAGACGCGGAGTACAAGTTCTATGCGGACGTAAACACTGTCGGTATGGGCGAGGCCGCTCAACGTTGGGTGCAGGCCAACATGGGCGCAGAGGCTGTCAGCTACATCAAACAGGGCATAAATAATATGTCCAAAGGCACCGCGTTAGACAAACAGGGCGTTGCGACACGGGTGGCGGCAAAGGCTAAAGAAGTAGAGTCTGATGAGGCAAAAGCCCTGAACAAGCAGATAAAAGATGCTGCCAAAGCTGCAGAACGTGACGCTGTGGCAGACGAAGCTACTGCAGCCCCCGCAGAGGTTACAGCTAAAGGGAAGTCAGACGTAGATGTCGCTCGTGAAAGGGCTACTACATCTAAAGCGCAGGTTGTAGTTGACCGTAAGTTTGAAGCATACGCAAAAGAGCAGGAGTTAGATCTGGACGCAATGTCCGACGCGGAAGTCTTAGCGTTACGCGAAGCTTTTGAAACTAACGTGGACATCAAACGTGGGGCAAAAGACATTAGGGATCTGCAAGCGCAAGATCCGTATGCTGGTATGTATGCCGCGTTTGATCTACCAAGGAACGATGTGGTCGCTCTGGCTAGACCCCTTTCGGCTTCGGTCAAAAAGGCTGTTCGTGCGGATAAATTAGAAGACGCCCTGAATAACATGGCGGGTAGCCCCGCGGTCCGCGCACTAGCCAAGAAAATGGCTACAGCCGTTGGCACTACTAAAGTAAAGGTCGTAAAAGACTTACGTGGTTCGGCGGATATGCCTGCTGCAGGTACGTTTGACCCCCAAACAAACACAATATCTTTGGACAGCAAAGCAGGCTTAAACAACCACGTACTCCTGCACGAGATGGGGCACGCGTTAGCGTCGGCTTCACTGGCTAACAAAAGCGCAGGGACAACGAAGAGCCTCACTCGTTTATACGAGGCAGTCCGCGAGCAGATTGGCGGAATGTACGGCACAACATCTGTGGACGAGTTCCTCTCAGAGGCGCTAAGCAACCCTGAGTTCCGGTCTGTGTTGTCTACACTGCAGATAAAAGACGTTAAATTTAGAACCGCGTACGATAAGCTTGCGGACATCTTGGGCACCTTGTGGCGCAGGCTACTAGGCTACCCACGGGAAAAAACAGTAACAGACCGCGTTGATGCCTTGTTCGATAACATCATGGCCCCTGCACCCAAATACCGTAACGGCCCGACTTACAATATGTTGGCCTCTACTCCTGAAGGTAGCGAGGCGCTAATTAAAAGCATCTTCGACAACAAGGCAAGCGGCACTCCCCCTACAATACAAAAAATACAAGACTACGCAAACGATACAAAATCTAGTGTGGGCAACAAACTGCTTAACATTGTGTCGAGCTTCTTAGATTCTCGTATTCTTACCGACATTGCGTCTAGCAAAATACCATTTGCAAAAGACCTACATGATTTAATCTTGAAACAGACTGGTGAACTTCGCAATAGGTTAGAGCGGATCGATTCTCTTACGGGCCGTATTCAAAAATACCGTAAAGAAAACAATGCTGGGTACGAACGACTAGACTACCTAACCTCTACCAGCACATTCTTACAAGTAGACCCTTCCGTGCCACGGAGCACTTATGATTCATACAGGTTGTCCTACGCGAACACAGAGACAGGCAAAACTACATTCCAAGAGTACAAAACCAAAGACGAGCGTGACGCTAAGATAAAATCCTTGAACGCAAACATACCTGCGAATCGCACCAAAGCGCGAGCGGCTGGTAATCCAGATCCCGATAAAATGGCGGATTGGGACAAGCTGAACGCCATGTACGAGAGCAAGGAAGTTGGAGACGCAGGGAGAGATCTGTACCGCACCACACGCAACTTCTTCCAAGAGATATATGACGAGATCCCCGCTGCCCTAGAGGCTCGTATAAATGCAGTGTCTGTGGGTGAAGAGCAACGTAGAAGTGCGTTGGATAAAATAAACGAGTTACTGCAGACACAGGGTGGCCTCATTCGCCCGTACTTCCCATTAAACCGTAGAGGTGAGTGGAGACTAGAGTATAACGCGGTGGACCCCATGTCGGGTAAAGTAGAATATTTTGTGGAGTATTTTACCAGTCAGTCGCAAGCTAAACGTGCACAGGCAGAGGTGACCGCATACAACAAGAAATCAAAGAGCACTGACGCTACCTTAAAGGAAGCGCCCATACTATCGCTCGCCGCTGCACCACGTGGTATGAAGAACTACCCCAGTGCTTCTTTTGTATCCAACATCCTTGAGACGTTGAAAAAGAATGGTATAACTGACTCCAAAGTAACCAACGATATACTGGAACTGTCGCTTGACGCGATGCCAGAACGTTCTTTCATGCAGGGCTTTCGCAAACGTAAGACCACTGCGGAAGGTCGAGGCGTGCGTGGGTTTATCGGAGACATAACCCCAACTACAGGTATATCAGGACAACGGTTTGACTTTGCCGAAATGATTAAATCCAAGGGTCGAGACTTCAGCCGCCAGATCGTGCAGTTAAAATCAGGTGCAGAGATACAAGGCTTCCTGAAACAGCTTGAGGACGGTGGGTACGAGAAAAACCCAGAAACAAAAGTCATAGCACAAAAACTAAAAGGTATTGCTGAGTTTGCACAAAGCCCTAATGTGGCACGTTGGTCACAGAGGGCTACGGCGCTTGGGTTTAACTGGACAATGGGGGCTAACTTCTCTTCCGCAGCTATCACGTTCTTCGATGTGGGTATGAGCGCTATGCCTATACTTAGCGGGCGCTTTGGTTTCGGCGCAACCAACGCAGCATATGGCAGATCTATGAAGTTGCTTTTGGGTGCACCCAAAGAGAGAACTATCGAAGTTACAGGCCCAGACGGCAAACCCGTTAAAGAAGTCGTGCAGATGGGGATGCAGGGCAAGTCGATTGCAAACTATGACTTTGACTCCAAAGATGCGCCAAAGGGTTTGGCGTACATGAGGTATATCGTAGCGGGAGGGCTAGCTAAGGGGCAGTTCAACCAGTCTATGACACAGGAACAGTTAGAGATCGGGCGTGATGCTCCGCTGGAAACCATAAACAAATACACCAGCTTTATGTTCCACCACTCAGAACGTATCAATCGTGAAGCCACGATGGCCGCTGCGTATGATCTAAAGCTTAGTCAGTTAGCTAAGGGTAGAGATCTAAACAGTTTAAAAGAAGAAGAGTACCAAGAAGCGGTTGACTTTGCGATTGGTGAGACTGAGTTCGTGTTAGGTAGTGCAGCCTCCGCAGGGCGTCCAACCTTTGCGCAAAGTAACATTGGGAACATTCTGTTCTTGTTTAAGCGCTTCGCCATCAGCAAATACTACATGATGGGCCGCATGGTTTCAGACTCAGTTGCCAACGCTGATCCAAAAGAACGTGCCATTGCACGCAAGCAGTTCGGTATGTTCTTGATAACAACAGGGCTAGCTTCTGGCATTGGTGGTATGCCGTTGATGGGTCTATTCGGCGCGATATACAACATGTTCTCTGACGAGTTTGAAGATGACTTTGAATCAATGTTACGAAAATCTGTCGGTGGAGGTTACTACGACGGGTTCGCAAACGAATTGCTTGGTGTGGATATTGCTAGCCGTATATCTATGAACAGCCTGCTTTACCGCAAACCGTTTATTGAAAAAGACCAAGACCCTATGTGGACGTTGGCAGAACAACTCGGCGGTCCAGCGCTCGGGGTGTACCTATCTACAAGCAGAGCAATACGCGACGACATTATGCAGGGTGAGTATCGTCGTGGGATAGAGAATATGATGCCTGTAGCGGTGCGTAACTTTATTAAAGCAGAACGGTACGAAAAAGAAGGTATACAGACACGTCGGGGTGACCCCATTGTAGGTGATCTTAATTCTGCTAATCTAATAGCTCAAGCATTAGGGTTCACGCCGCAGACAGAGGATGTGCCTTTGGCGGAAATCCGTAAGATTAACAACAACGAACGCCGTAAACAGAACGCTATAAATTCTAAACGCCAGCGCCTGCTACGCAAACTAAATATCGCACGGCGTGAGGGTGATATTGACGGAATGCGTGATGCTATGAAGCAAATCCGTGAGTTTAATAAACGCTTGCCCAAAACTGCACGCAAATCTGTCATCACGACTGCAGGTAGAAACAGCACTGTGGCTAAGTCCCGCAAGTCTTTCCAGCGTACTACGGGGGATATGACGGGCGGTATTACCTATACTCCGTACATGCGGGCTAGCCTGAAAGAGTACGATACTCAGATCCAATAAAAAAACCCCCTACATATAGTAGGGGGTATAGGGAGGAGAACAACCTATATGTCGAGTTGTCACATATAGTCTATCACACTGTTCTCCACAGGCGTAACCCTAATTTACCATCTTCTACGCGAATTTTAATCAAAAAAGACCATTTTTTTAATTTTGCTATAGATTTTAGCTGTTCTTTACACTTTTCCGTGTTGATGCAGGGCACAAAAATGGAATGACCTACCCGCATATCGTTCCATGCCACGGTTATAACTACACCGTCAGGGTTCAAATCACCGACTTTAAGAACTCTCCGCACTGTCGTCGTCCTTCATGTCATGGAAGTCTACTGATATCGTACGCGCTGCAGGTAGGTTTAGATGTGTACCTTTACCTAAACGTATCGACACACGCTTCGCACCCATCTCGTCTTGCAGGTCACGTATGAAGTGTTCGTATAGTACCTGCTGGTTCGTGCACCACTTCTTCAGCGGCTTAGGTAATAGGTACAGCTTCTTTGTATCGGTTTCGTATCGGCCCACCCATTCACCGCGAGGAGACGCTTCGGGTATAACAAGCTCGTCAAGACCGTTGTTATTGGCTGAGCGCATGTCGTAGCTCCCGCGGATCTGCAGAATAGACGCATGGTTCTCAAACACATAGTTGTTTAAAGTCTCGTGCACGGAGGCGGTTGCATCCTGCAGATGGTTCTTACGGGATATAAGTAGTGCAACTAACCACTTGCGAACCTGCTTTAGATCCCAATCTATAAACCCTAACTTCTTTGCAATGTATAAACCTGTAAGGGACGCGGCGCACCCTGCAGACCAGAACCTGTGCTCCTGTGCCAGACCTGCGCTCTTGTCCAAGTTACGGCGTAACTCAGTCAACCACTCTTCTACCTGCCTTCTATGGTTTATAATGTACTGAATGTAGCGTACCGCAACCCACCCGTAGTTCTTTGTTATCCGCTCAAACAGTGCGTCTGTCTCTGCCTTCAACGACGGATCTTTCAATGACTTATCTACAGATATCTCCAACATGCGTAACATCTCTGCTTCTGGAAACTCTTTGTCTCGGCTCAGGATTTGCCAAATACTGGAGTTAGCCGAACTCACAGCGATCAGTTGCCACGGGTCACCCCTGAACCGCTCTGTGTTACCGTTGCTGGACATACGGTTCTTCTGTCGACCGCCTGACAACTCGTACACGTAAGAAGATGCGAAGTCTGGAGTGATGTTCGTCATCTCGTCAGAAGACAGTGGTACGTTCTTCATTACCTCCGCCCTGTTCATACGTGAGTTTGTTGTGTCTTTGTGGTGGTTCATCAGTTCTTCGGGGTTGCCGAATATACCCAAGGCTGCACGCATAGCAGTTGTCTTGCCGACACCCGACCCACCGAACAGATGCAGGCCCATACAGTTCTGACCTGTGAGCGGCATCAAGATTGAGCCGAACCCTGTGCCGATAACAAACTGGTGCAGTTCAAAACGCGGACGGTTATAGAACTTCAAACAGTCCAAGAACTCTTCCTGTGTGCCCTCTGGCACAAACGCAGGAAACAGTCCTGCTGTCTTCTTTGACGGAGGGTTGTAATCCACGTCCGTACCACGCACGAGTGTGTCACCTAAGACAAACTCCTTCATATCTTTATTGGTCCACCCAAATTGCAGGTGCGCTTCATCCGCTGCATTAGCCATCTGTAACTCATCAATCCATCTAGTTGTATATCGCATTAGCTTCTCCAAAGTACCGCCCCACGCTGTTACACCATTAGTTGCTACGGCTTTTCTAAACTCTTCTTTTGAAGTTATTGACGCCATGGGGATAGTAAACTCCCGCACACCATCGTGCGGAAGGTGTAGGTTAAACACGACCACGTAACCTCCAAGGGAAGCATCGTGCAGTAACCGCGTAACGTAAAGATCATGGTGGTAAAGGCACTCTTCGTTCACCTCCCCATCCACAGTAGATCGTATATACACACCACCGTTTCGGCCACGAAAATAAGGTTTAGGGTATGTCGGTATTGTAAGCGTTTTACCTTGCGGGTCTGGCGCTTCAATCTCTTCCTCTTCTTCGGCCTCGGCAACGCGCTCGCCAAGATCAAGAGGCTTTCGTATTTTGCCCTGATGTATGCAGTTTATACACACGTCTGGGGTAGCCTCATCAAACGTAGAACATCGGTAAGCGCGGTCCGCTTCTAAGGCGTGCCACTTATTCGTTGTCTCTTCTTCGGTGTAACCTTCGTACCCACGAGATATACTATGCGCGATCTTCAAAGAACTATCGCCACAGTTTTTCAACGTTGCTAATATACCTCGCCACAACGGTTCGGATGCAGAGTTACGATCTTCTAAGTACCTGCGTATCTGTTCACACCCACGCCCATCAGCCGTTTTTGTTAGTATGTCTTTGAACGACCATTGTTTGTTACTCGCCAATTTGTCGAACAACGCAACAGGTGCCTCTACCCCTGCAACCTCCTCTGGAGCTTCAGATATCTCCACAGGCTTGCCATGCAGCAGGCTAGCAAACTCAGTGAACGACGTGGCCTTTGGTAGATCGACACCGTACGACTTCACCTCTAACGGCGGATCTTGTTTGTAGTTGTGCGTGTCAGGAAAACGTAGTACCCGCGAAGAATCCGCAGTCACCCCTGCATCGGCCCGCAGTTTATGTTCGGCGCACCGCTGCTTCAATGTTTCAGCAACTCGCGTCCACTGTCTCCGTGGCACGGCCTCGGTTAGCGGCCAGTATACATGCACTCCTCTACCAGAGTTTACCATAGCAGGAGTAGGCAGTGACAACGCCGTGCAGAACTTACGTACATCTGCTATAGCTGTCTTCTGGTCTGCGTAGTCTTTGCTTGGCCCGCAATCCAAATCAAGGAAGAAGGACCGTAGCGAGTTCACGTTATCTTGTTTACGTGAATTATTCTGTGTAAACGTGGCTAGTGCGAAATATACATCGTACCCGTCCTCGTCATACGTAACCGCCGCGTCTTGCATAGTATCTATCGAAGTGTAGAATTTCTGCTGTCGGTGGTCTTTGGCAGCGTTAGCGGCGAACAGGCAATAATAACCCTCGTCGCTTAGTACACTCCCTAAAAAACTTTTTGTGTCCATGATTGCAGCTTTCGCTAGAGATAAAGAAGCCGTGACGCTGCATACCCAACAGGTAACACCGTCACGGCCATGAAATACTTAGTCGTCAAATTCGGCTAAGATATCATCTAGTTCTGCTTCTTCTTTTGGTTTTGGTTTAGCTTTCTTGCGTTCTGCCTTGACAGGCTCAGCAATCTCTTCAGGTTCGTCTGTAGGCAACTCAAACCCAGTAACCTCAGTATCGTCTTCGACAGTGAAACCATCTTCGACATCGAACGGCGAGTAAGCCTCACGCGGTTTGTATTTAATAACCTGCACTGCACGTAGACGTAAGGATACACCTGTGTCTCTCATGCTGTAAGGCACAAACACCACCTGAATGTTAACGGTACTGCCTGTAGTAAGCTGAAAGTCTTCCGCCAACTCTTTGTTCTTGGCATCATACTGTTCTGGTTTGTTAGTAACCTGCTTACCGTACGCCCCTTTAAGAGCGGCTTTACCTGTGAAAGTACCGTCCGATTCTTTTGCAAACGGCATAGTAATCTTTTCAGGCCAGTTTTGCTCTCGCTTCGCTACATAGGCTTCCATCATAGACTTGAACAAAGCTTTTGCTTGTTCTGCGCTCATACGAAACTGAATTTCATATTTTGCGCCTTCGTCCAGAGGGTCACATGGTACGCTCTTGCCGCGTGTGCCCGCGGTCTGATCGAAACGATAGGGTGAGTCTAGACGTGGGTATATCGCTTCTACGCCACGGATAATATAGGGTGTGTTGGCATCAGCCATTTTTAGTTCTCCTAGTTAGTTTCTATACTAAACCCGTCTTCTTCTGAAAACGGTGATGTTGAAGGCATATCAACCTCGAACGGTTGGTACGCTATAGCTCTGAGCGTATCAGCATGGTTAACCATACCTTCAACGGTCTCGGCTTCGTCTCCTGCAACAGGTCTACGTGGCCTGAAGAAGAGTTTTGGCACGCTACTTTGCGCGTCAAAATAGATTTGAGTTATCACGTCCACTGCACGTGTACTGCGTCCTGTTAAGAACTTTACGTACGCCTGTAGCGGTGTGGCCCCTCCACGCCCCTGCCCAAAAATTGACATGGCAGAGACTTGTAACTGGTATACTTTATCAAGGTCATCCTCAAAAACAACAGCTAAACGCTGTGAAAATCTGCACGCCCTACCGCCCCCATCGTCTGAACCACGTATGTTCTGCGTGCAGTCAAGGCAGCGCCGTGCTTGCCGCCTGTGTTCTGGTACTTCTGCAGCAGGTCTCTGTGTATCATCAGACCAACAAGTGGGCGGTGTAGGATTAGCAGGATCATAGACCCCTTTGTAGTACGCACGGGATATACCCGCTGCATTTATAAGTATGACGTTCAGCGTGTCTAACTCTCCTTTATCAGGCACGCTGAATAAACCGTCACGTGTACTTATCCTACGTACGTCGATCACGATTGCTCCTTGCTCTTCTGCAACGCATCGACCAGCTTGTTAAGGTTAAACCTGTACGTATCCTCCACGTGGATATACGTATCAGACGGTATGTGTCCTTTGGCTAGCCACTTTCTCAATGTAGACACAGAGATGCGTAGGTGTTCAGATACTTCGTTTAATGTTAGATATTCTTGGTTAGTCATTTTTTCCTCACAGAAACAACATATTCCGAATCAACGTTTAGACCTTTCGGAACAAGATCAGGGTTTTCTTCCAAGAATTGCTTTACGTTTGTCTGGTTTAACCGTTTCTCAAAGAAATGAGGTAGGTTGTTTTCCATGATGAACTCGTGCATGGACTCCCAGTCACTGGTCCAGTAACGTTGTTTGGTAGTCCTAAAGAATGATCCTTCGGAAGTTTTGACACTTGTAACATCGTGGTCTTTACAATGCTGCAAGAGGGCTTGCTTTATAAGATCCATCTTAGCGGTCAGCTTACTGTCTGCCGCCTTAAATGCATCTGACAACTCTGCACGTTTATCGCGCATCTTCACATAGGTCTTGACCAGCTTTTCAATGGACGCCGCCATAGGTATTCTCCGTTATTTTATTGTTATAGGTGGTATATAGTGGTAATGAGATAGCTAGTCAAGCATCTCTTTGTAAAGATCTATCATTTTAGTGTGTACGTCTATTCGTTTATCAAGGAGACCGTACATGCGCTTCTCTACGTACGAACCCTGCAACTGGATAACTGTGCACTTGTGCTGCTGACCAGACCTGTGCACGCGTGCATTTGCCTGTGCGTAGGTTTCAAGGGAGGATGTCGGTCCCCACCAGACAACCGTGTTGGCTGCGGTAAGTGTAACACCGTGTGCAGCGGCCTGCGGTTGGATCAACAAAACCTGCGGATCAGTTTGTTTCTGAAAACGAGCGAAGATGTCAGTACGCTTACTAACAGGTACGTCTCCGTTTATAATATCGCACGCAACGCCGTCTTTGCTGAGCTTATCCTGCAGGGCCATGATGGTGTGTTTGAACGGTACAAACACCAGCACTTTCTGACTGCTCTCATCAATGGCTTCCTTTAGAACTTTATAGCGATTGCTTATGTCAAACTCTACGGTGTCGCCCCCATCAACGTAGATAGCCCCTGCCGATATTTGTAGGAGCTTGTTCATAACAACTGCGGCGTTGACTGCGGTTACGTCTTCCCCTGCCACCTGCATCACTAACCGCTTGCGTAGCAGTTCATAATACTTCTCTTGTTGCTTTGTCAGTTCTACGTTTCTCTTCACGTACACCATATCGGGTAAGTCCAGACATTCATCTTTGGTGAACCGTATAGCGGGCTGCAGTGCTTGGAACACAACCTCGTTGGCATTTTCTTTTGCGGCCCATTTAAACTGAGTTTGTTTGTACATAACCTTGTCTCGGAACGCGCCGAAAAACCTCGGCACCCCGTCAGGGTTTACCAACTTAGCTAACCCGTACGCGTCCAGCGGAGACTGTGCTGCAGGAGTACCTGTCATCAACCAAAGCCACGTGTCTTCTGTGATAACTCTACGTAACGTCTTCCATCTGCTGGTCTGTACGTTTTTGTAGTGGGTAGCTTCGTCTATAATAATGAGGTCGAACCCACCTGCACGGATGTCATCCTCTACAATGTTAACACCATCGTAGTTTATTATGACAAATTCGGCCCCGCCGTTTACGATATCTTTGCGCTTCTTCTTGCTGCCATAGGCAATGTCCACACTACGGTGCATGGCAAAGGTAAACAGATCCTCCCGCCACGCGCTGTCCATGATCGACAGCGGGCAGATAACCAATACCCTATTTATCTTGCCTTGTTGCATCAAATAGTCTGCGGCCCATATCGCAGAGGCAGTCTTACCTGTGCCTTGCTCGTTAAAACAGAACCCCCTGCGATTTATTGTTAGGAAACCTGAAGTTTTCTTTTGGTGGTCGAATGGTTTGTATTGACCTGTCCACGTATACCTACCCTCAATAGGTGACGGTACGCTTATGCCCATGCTGTTAAGTGTCTGCGCTTCATCTACGCCCCACTTCACCACGACTTCGTTGTCTGGCAGTAACTTGCAGTTGGGTATGTACTTTGCAACGCGGTTGGGGTCTCGCAAGGTCAGCAAAAGCGCCTTGTTCTTCAGTATTTCCACAATGTTCTCCTCGTTAGTACGGGTACTAACTTACTTTTTCTTTTTTGGGCTGCTCAGGGCACCGCCTGCCGCTCTGTTTTTGTTGCGGCTTTGCACAGTATACCCGTGTTTGTTTGAGCCACCTTTACTTAGCGGTTTCTTGTGCGCGATGTCTTTACCCTCACGCTTGTCGGCTTTGCCGTTCTTGTTGGCGTCTTTGCCAGTCTTATCCATTTTGCGCCGCGCACGCTGCCGCTCCATGCGGTCCTCGTGCTCACCTCTAGCCTTCTGCTGTTGGTATTCTTTCTTGTACGGGCGGGGCTTGTTTACGTAAGGCATCAGTTAACTCCGTTATGTGGGCACTCTACCACGGGGCAGTGGCGACGACATAACCCGCTAGGTCGGGGGTTCCATACATCGTTCTTCGCGGCTTCGGCCATGGCATTATACTTGATTATCCATTTCCCCCAAAGCTCTTTTCTATCATCGAAGACATACTTCTCCTGTACAAGGTCACGACACACCACAAAGAACAACGCTGCGTGCACTGTCTTTACTTCAGGGAAGTGCGCGAACACCGAAAGCGCCATTAGCTCTAGCTGCCCTTTGTCTGCATACCGTGCGGACTTGCCTGTCTTGTAATCGACTACACGTGCACGACTACCGTTTACGATAATAAGATCGGCTATACCGCGAAACCACACGTCTTTGTCGTAGAATCCGCAAGGTTGTAAATCTTCTGTAATACCTAGCTTCAGTTCGCAATGCTTATCGCCCTCACGACCTTTCAGGTTCTCTAACGCTTTCTGCGCGTAGCTGAACTTCTCCGCAACAGGTTCGTCTTTGCCAATAAAGTTTTCCGCAGCCTTGTGAAACTCATTACCGTACAAGATCGCTTCGGTCTGCACAAAGGGATATGCCTTTAATATTTTCTCGTGGTAGAATTGTTTTGGACACTGCTCAAAAGATTTAAGTCTACTAAAAGACCACGGCGCAACTTTAGTCATTCACAATCCCCGTATGATTTGCCTGTACCACTCTCGCAGGTGACGGGTAATCCTTCGGCCCAGTCTGGTGTCTTGCTCATACACTTCTCTATGTACGCTTGAGCTTCGTCGACTTCTTCATCCAGAACACAGGCTACAACTGAATCGTGTACAGTTAGCACTACCTTGTACTTGCTAGCTATACTTAGCATTTGTTCACCAATAATGCAACGTGCAATACCTTGACACACGTTCTCAACAACCTTCCCACCGTATATACGGGTTCGGCTCCGCCGGGTTTTGTATGAGTATTCTATACGCCCGCTGTCTTTTTCTTTTTCGCCTTTCAAGTCTTCGTAATACATCAACAGACCAGACGGTAACTGCAGTGCGTATTTGTCGGGGTGTACTTTTATAACCCCAGCTTTACCGAAATTCATCACATGTCTGTTAGCAAGGTTTCTAACCATACCCTGTGCATCGGCCCACAACCCGTTTATGTCTGAGTTTGCGCTCCGGTAGATGTCAATGATACGCTTGGCTTCGTCCAGAGGTATCTCTACACCCATACCCTTCAACTGCATCTGGAACTTTGCCGCGCCCATACCATAACCTGCGCCAAGGATCGTAGTCTTCCCAACAAAGCGTTGTTCTTTACTTACATCACCAACACCCACACTGTAGATAGTCGACGCCATGTGCTTGTATACGTCATCACCACTTGCGAACGCCTGTGTGAGATCATTCTGACCCGCCAGCCATGCCAATACCCGTGCTTCGATCTGCGAGCTATCACAGTCAATCAGTGTATACCCCTCGGGGGCGATGATGCTACGTTTTAACTTCTTCCCGTTCGGCCCACGGCTCGGTAAGTTCTGCAGGTTTATCTTGTCTGACCCACCCCACCTTCCTGTGTGCGCAGCGTAGTAGCGAACGGGAACTGGCAGCAGTCCTCGTCGTGATATGTTCAGAAACCTCTGCGTACGTGTCTCTTCCAATGTGCTCTTATTGCCTAACCGTGCAGCCACAAGCGCCTGTATACGTACGTCTTCGTGTTCGTGGAGAGCCTTAAACGCTTCGTCTGACTTAGCAAAAGCAAACGCTTCTTTACCTGTAGTCGGACTGATCTTTGTGGGCGGCTCTACACCTAAACCCCGTAACAGGTCTGCGAACTTCTGGTTGCTCATCAAATCGGCTTTTTCTACATTCGCCGCTATTAGTAACTTGTCTTTCGCATCCCGCGTGTCCTCTAGGTGCTGTTCAAGCAACCCCTCATCTAAATCCAACATCGGTTCGATGAACATACGCAACGTCAGATCTATCAACTGTAATTCTTTTTTGGGGAACTTCTTAGCCATCAACCTAAACAGGGCGACTGTGAGATCCACGTCATTGCTACAGTAGCGTCCATACTGTTCTAACTCGTCAGCGGCGAAGTCTTCTATCCGCTTGCCCATGGCATCAGCGACCTCGGTGCCCTTAACACCTACGCCGTACCTCTGTGCGAGAGCTTTTAACGCAACGCTGTGCTCCGTGCCATGTAACGCACGCCCCATGCAAAGCGTGTCCAGCCACATCTTTGGATTAATCTGGTAATGCCAACTCAGTATAGCCCCATCAAACATAGTATTGTGGCAGAGTATTGCGGCATTGGTAAAGTCGGTGGCCGCAAGCAAATCGCCCGCGGCCTCCTCACCAGCGGCCCATTGCGTAGGGCCGTTGTTTATTTTTACAGATAGCCCTATGACTTCGAAACGATCATCACGTATGTACTCCTCCGTCGTTAGTTTCGACAGGGAATACTGTTTGTCGTAGTACGTTTCAAAATCTAGGGCTATCAGGTCCATCAGGTCTTGCTCACTATCTCGCCGCCACACGCCATGTAACCACATGCGTCTACCCAGTTGTCAGGATGCGTGGGGTTTGACTTTATACGAGCAGCCTTCAACAGGTTCATCATAACGGCCACGTCTGTAGCACTCACGTCTACACCTAAATGCACGGACCAATACTTACCAATAGTGCTGAAGTTATCTTCCATGTTGCCATGGTCAGCCGCACGATCTTTGGTCACGTATTCTTTGGCGGTGTCTAGCACCTGTCCACGTGTGATCGCTGTGCCCTGCTTCTCAGGCGGCGCGGTATCCCGCTCCAACACTTCCTTCGGGGTGCCGATTTTCTGCATAAGTTTCTGCACATACCCGTAAGACGTGTTAGTCGCATCCGCTATCTCTCGGATCTTTGCGGTGGGGTTTTTGACTTTGTACGCCCAAATCTTATCCGCGTACGGTGAGCCTTTAGTTTTCTTTTTCATTTACTTCTTCCTCTACAGTTATTTTGACTCGAACTTTTGGGTCTTCGCCGCTATAGCAGGTGAGTTTTACTATGTCTCCCGCTCTAGCTTTCTTGGAAAGCCCTTTGATAGAAAGTAATTCGTCACCTCTTGGGCGGCGATACAAACGCAGCTCTGAAGCAGAACCATCATCGAATACTGCAAGGAAACGTGCTTTCTTACCGTTTTCTATGTGACCATAATCCACAGGTAAGTTCTCGTTTGCAAACGCAACTACAGACTTGTTTGCGTCGATGATACTCTTGGTAAGCATACGTTGGGTTAATTTAATAATCCCTACTTTACCCACACTACTCTCCTACTGCTTTGTCTTTGTCATCGCGCAACACATGCACAATGTCCTCCAATGGAGTAACGTCTACACCCACGTGTTCAGCACAACCACGGAACCGCTCCAACCACGCAGCGAGGCTCGTACCTGCTTGCCTACGTAATTCGGCTTGCGCCACTTCGTCCGTGGGATCAAATGGTTCATACCCACCACCATCACGCCGCTTGGACACGGGCGATATATACGCAGGATACTCTGCCACTCTGATAGAGACCACAGAACTCTCGACCTCCTCCACCTTAGCAACGATACGTAGTCCAGACGCCATTTGACGTGCCATCTGAATACGAAACTGTCGCGCTGCTTCTGCATCATCCATCTCATAGAACGCAGGGTAAGCCTCATGCTGGGGCTGGCCTGCTAGCCAATCAACAAAATCCGCTGGCACAAACATGTTCGCGCCTGTTTGCTGCAGGTAATCATCAATGATACGCTGCTTCGTCTTCTTCGAAAAGTTAGCCATATATAGTTCTCCAATAGCTTTTTTATGTTTGCGTAGTGGGCCACCACAGCCCACCACCTTCTCATTAGCTTGACCGCCATGCCATCACTGACCTCACCGGACCTCACCCAAACTCAACCGCCTGAACGCACCCGACCCGACCAAACCGAAACGAACCACGACCGCCCCGCCACACCGGACCGCGCCACATCGGAACGCACCACGACCGCCCCGCCACACCGTGCCTCGCCGCGACGAACCGGACCTAGACCGCCTCGCCATGCCGCACCCGACCAAAGCTCGCCGCGCCAGAACTTACCATACCCTGACCGCCCAACCGGACCGCACCCAACCATTCCACAACGTAACACGCCTCGACCGCCTGAACCCGACTTGCCGTAACACAACTCAACGTGCTACACCCCGCCCCGACCGCCTCACCCGCCATGCCTCACCGTAGCTCGCCATACCCGAGCACAACACACCTTGACCGCCTTAACATACAATACCAAAACCAATAAAACCGAAACACATCTCGCCCCGACCGCCTTGCCTCACCATGCCTTACCATAACTCAACGTACCCAACCGTGCCGCGACCGCCGTGCCACGCCCGTTCGTGCCTTAACCCAACTCACCGCGCCTCAACCGCCGTATCCGTGAATTAGGGCGGCGTTAACCGCCCCTCTTCGTTTAAGCTGCTCGACGCAACCGCTCTTCTTGTAGAAACTGCATCAACTCTGCTGTCTGCTCATCGGCGCATTCGGGGTATTCCATCGCCATCTCTTGGACCTCACGCCCTTCTTGCGTAATGTCATCCCAGAGCGCTTGGTGGTCTCCCATGTCTTCAGCACCTGTCACAGAGAACGTACCGTAAGACCCCCGACCTTTCTCCTGCCTGAAGTCACCAAGCCCCACGATTATCCCTGCGTTCATTAGCAATGACGAGATAGCCATGGCACTGAGCGTTGGTGTGACAAACTTTATGTCCACTTCTGCACACCAGTTGGGTAAGTACGCCCGACTACGAACATCGGGTGTTTTGTTCATGTCCGCCGAGCGAACAATGTCCATCTTCAAGTAAGGCTTACCCCAAACCTGAACATGGCTTTCGGGTAGAAAGATTAACCGCTGCACACTTGTCTTAGTAATGCCAGCCGTTTCCAGCGCAGCCGTAGCCATCGCGCCTTTTACCCCCGCTGCAGGGAAACACAGTAGTGTGTCTCCGGTCTTTTTAGTATAGACACTCTCCCGAAACTCTTGCTCGGGGTTATGCTTCAACTCTTTCTTTTCTGCCGCTGTCTTCTTACCAGCGCCAACTAACAGATCCCGCCACGCCTTCGCGCCCATACTATTAAAGTACATCGGTGTCTGCCCGATCATACGCAGTTTGATACGTCCCTGCTTAACAGTATGTATCTCAAGGGGTGCCCCTGCTGTTTTCTTCGCAACCATAGCCATTCTCCTATCTTGGCAAACCATATTTTTTCTTTGTCATTGACGCCCATTTTCTACTTATGCCCATTATCTGAGCGGCGTCTGTCACTGTCATACCGCGCTGTAACATCCTGTTCAGCATTTCGGCATCCTTCGTTAGTCCTAATTTGTTCTCCTCCTTTCTGGGCCTACCGCCCTTGAAACCATTCTTCCTGTGAGCAGAATTATTTATATACCGAGTGTTATAGACTAACCGCGGGTTTTCTTTTTTATCCTGCTTAACCTGTTTCTCCCAACACGTGCGGTAGAACTCTTCGTATTCTTTCCGGTGCGGTATCTTCATATCTTTATACCGTGGTCACGCAGTGTCTTGACGTAGTTGTCAAGCTCCTCACGCGCAGCCCAGAGTTCCTGTTTTACACGGGGGCGTGCATCTGCACGGTGCTGTTCATCCTGTAAATTATCAACCTGCCGCTTCAACCATTTTAGGTTAGCTTCTTGAAACGTAGATAGCTGCTCGTCGCCCATAAATCCCTCCATAATATTGTGCCCCACGTTTGGTTCGTGGGGACTAACCGTCTCGTGGCTTCTCCGGTATGGTCACAGGACTGAAAGGTAATCATGGAGTGTCCTGCCCATACTGCTGTGGTTATTGCGGAGCAAACCTAACCGCTACCCACTCACAGCTTGGGTTGTTTATCCTTAATATCTTTTATTATTGTAGCCGCTAAATCAATATTGGTTTCGTTAATCACCAACGCTGCGCCACCCGCTTCAACAATCTCGCGCAGGTTCTTCTCCTGCAGTGGTGTGGGTTTGTTCTTCCCAGCCTTACATTCGATACCGACAAACATACCGTTAACGCACGCCACGATGTCAGGCACACCACTCTTTCCATACCCACCTGTAACGGGGTAGAAATAATAGGCACCTGCATCTTTCAGCAAGGCAACAACTTTCTTTTTAACTTTAGCTTCAGGCGTCATGCTCATCCCCCTGTAAAATAACTGGCTTCGAAGGGCAGCAATAGCCGCCCTCCGTATTAGTACGTGTACTAACTATCGTCGCCGTAATAGACCCAAAAGACATTCTCATCTATTCTCCTACCGACCCCTACCACCTCATGCTCGGGTGGCTTTGGGCTTGTACCTGCCAGCACGCTCAGCTTCCGCTGCAGCCATATTGGCAAGTCTTCCACACCTATATAGAAGTCGTTTACTGTCCTGTCAATAGCATTACTACCAAAACAGAAGATTGAGATAGATTTAGTGTCAGGGTCTACTTTAACACGGTATATACTGTTATCGGGTATCCCTTGAGATGTTTTAGGCATAGATATAAAACATAGTATCGTTGAACTTGTACCCAACACCTTCGACGAACTGCTTTGGTTGGCACGCATAGAGAACAGCGACCTTACGCTGTACGTCTTCGGGTACGCTGTTCTCTTCCCACATCTCGCACTCCTCTTCGACTACGTTAATAGTGAAGGTGTTCACGTTCTCCAGACGCACCTTGTCCACATACTGCCTACCGAACCGCTCCCGCACATTGATAAAGTCCACGGGCACTACCTCATCATCCTTTATATCTACCTTCTGTGCGGCAATAAGCTCCTCCATTTTTGGTTTTATGTCTGCGTTTAAGAACACATGCCCGACCTCGGCAAGGTGCACTAGCTCTTGTAGAATACTAGACTTGTGTTTTGAGTACCTGTTCAAACCCAGAGCTTCATAAGCGTTCCTCAACCTGTCACTCGCAGAAGACGATAACCTGTACAGTTCGTGCCTCATGTTATCTGCGTGCAGCATCCCTATCTCGGGTATGGTGTAGCTGCTCAGCTTTTGACGCGCTGCCTTCACCGCAATGTCCATACGGTTAGACATACGCATATAGTGTTGCTTCGACCCGCTGCTGTACTTTTTGTTTTCAATCTTGCGTGAATATACAACGAACTTCTTAGGTCCATACCTAGTCGTATAGAAGTCACCGTACCCGATCCACCCCATGGCATACATGTCGTCCTCCCTGTATACCCACGTACTAGCGCCGTCACGATTCTTCAGTTTCACGCCGCGTATGGCACGCTGCACCGCTATACCGAACGCTACTAGCTCATCAGGCTGAGTAGACGCATTCATACCTGATTTGATCTCTTCGTTAATGTCGGAAACAAGTTTTTTGTTATAGCCCATTAGTTCTTCTCCATGTCTGGTCTTGGTTTCGGTTTAATTGTTACGGACATTGCGTCCGTCTTCTTGCATTGCCCGATTGCATTCTTATCAAACGCATAGACGGGTTCGTAATACGCAGGCAGTGCATCGCCGCATGCTTCTGCGCTCGGAAAGACCGTGCTTGATTGCAAGGTCTCCCCACTGATGCTGTATGTCAGCATGAGTATCGTAAAGTATTCTACCATGGCGGCTCCCCGTTCTCGTCCAGTTGTACCTGTTTGAAGGTGAAGTCTCGCTCCACTTTCGGCTCACCCGCATCGACAGCAGTGGTAACGTT